GTCAGTACAGTCACGCTGTCTGCCATACTGGTACAGTTCAGTCACAGTCTTGACCGGGTGGTTATTAAACAGCCCGCCAGATAGAAGCTGAATCTCTACCTATAATTTTCTGGTGGTATACTGGGATAGTATGTCCTAGTTTGTCCGTATTTACGGATCAAACACAGTAGTAAGGGAAAATATATTTCCCAGAGAAACGTTCGTTTCACCTGTTTGAACGGGTTAATACTATATAGAGCAGTAAATACTGCTACTGGTATTCGCAGTCTTTTATATAGCCTGCTCATACCGTTACAGAACAGTAACTGTACAGACTGTGTAGATGGGGATAGTCTACCTAAAAGGGGCGACATGGCAGGAAAAGGATTTGGTACGGGGCAAGACCACTTCAAGGTCAAAGCCCTAGCCGAAGCTAAGTCAAAGGTCATCTCCTTAGTGGAGCAAGGTGCTACTACGCACCAAGCTATGACTGCTGTCAACAAGAAGCCAGATACCTTACGTCAGTGGATACTGCGTGACTCCGACTTTGCTGAAGCTTTAGCTGAAGCGAAGGAGCGAGGCGAGTCAACCTCATTGGCGAGTATCGGTAAGGACAAGTCCGAACTACAGTTCTCAGAATTCTCAAAAATATTTTTAGGGCAGGAAGTTTTCCCCCATCATCAGGACTGGGTAGATTTGCTAGAGGCTAGGGAACCTTCTTGGTTACACCCCTCTATGATCTACGAGCCAGCTGAACGTCACCGTCTGTTAGTGAACGTTCCTCCTGAGCATGCTAAGTCCACCGTCATTACGGTGAACTACTCGACCTACCGTATCGCCCTTGATCCCAACATTCGAATCATCGTAGTTTCGAAGACCTTAGTCAAAGCACGTGAATTCGTGTACGCAATCAAGCAACGCTTGTCACACCCTAGATGGCTCAAGATGCAAAACGCATACGGACCTGAGGGTGGCTGGAAACAAGACGCAGATACTTGGCGAACTGACACGGTGTACCTTGGGGGCGATGCGCGTAACTCTAGCGAAAAAGATCCAACGATCCAAGCGCTCGGCATGGGTGGTCAGATCTATGGAGCACGTGCGGATCTGATCATCCTCGACGATTGTATTACTACAGCTAATGCCCATGAGTGGGAGAAGCAGATCAATTGGCTTCAGAAAGAAGTTATCACTCGTCTGGGTAAGAACGGCAAGCTGCTAGTAGTAGGGACACGAATTGCGGCGAATGACCTATATAAAGAACTTCGCAATCCCAAGCATTGGTCAGGGGGCAAAAGCCCTTTTACTTACATGGGTATGCCAGCGGTCCTCGAATTCGCTGAGAAAAAAGAAGATTGGGTTACACTCTGGAAAGAGTCAGACTCCCCATGGGATGGAGACGATGATGTTCCACCGAACGAAAAAGGATACTACCCCAAGTGGGACGGAGCAGCGCTATTTAAGCGCCGTGCAGAAGTTACTCCTAGTACGTGGGCTCTTGTCTATCAACAGGAAGACGTCCAAGAAGATTCAGTCTTCCCCCCAAGTTTGGTTCAAGGATCAGTTAACGGGCTACGAAGAGTCGGACCTCTAAAGCCCGGACTAATGGGACACCCTAAAGCCGTAGATGGTTACACCATCGTAGGTATGGACCCAGCTATTGCTGGTAAGACTGCGCTAGTCGCATTAACCTACAACAAAGCGGACGGAAAAATTTATGTTCTCGATTGTCTCAATATGGCAGAAGGTAACTACCAAAAGATCCGTGCTGCTATTGAAGCTTACACTGAACGTTACAAGCCTCAAGAGGTTCGTATTGAAATCAACGCATTCCAGAAAGCCTTTGAGCTCGACGAAGATCTACGGAACTGGCTCGCAGGGCGAGGCGTTAGATTCAACTCTCATTTCACAGGCAAGAACAAATGGGACACAGGATTCGGTGTTGCNAGTATGTCAGCATTGTTCGGATCGCTTAGGGATGGGGTCCATCAAGATAACAACCTTTTGGAACTTCCTTCGTCGGATGGATCAGAGGGCATCAAGGCTCTAGTACAACAGCTTATTACATGGAAGCCAGACACTAAAGGTCCTACGGACTGCGTCATGGCTATGTGGTTTGCGGTCATCCGTGCCCGTGAAATGATTCAAAAGAATACCAATGTCACTCCGTACCTTACCAACAGGTGGGCTACTAAGTCACAGATGGACAGTAGATACTCAATCAACTTAGACGACGCTTTTGCAGAGCAGTGGTCAGATCAATTCGGATAGGAAACATTATGGCTGGATCAACACAAGGATCTGCTGGACGTGGTGGTCGTGAACCTATTAACAAAGCACCTAAAGTAGATATGGCTAAGAGCTCATATAAAGCAATGGGTGGCGGTACTGTTTCACCAGAAGTCCGCGCTGCTATTAAAGCCAAGATGGCTCAAGGTATGCGCCCTAATACAGCAGTGCAACCTGCTGGTAAGCCACCAGCTTCTCAACCTATACGCCCTCCTAGGGCTCCGGGTGTACGTACATTTACTCCATCAAATCCAAAACAACCTGAACCAAAGCCAAGTGTTCCAGCGGCTAAAGTACAGGGTAAGCCATCTTCTGGACCTAAAGCATCAGATGCAGAGATAGCAAGACAACGTGCTCTTGGCGAGCGCAGTGCTCTTGGTGAGCATGGCTCTAACCCACGTACAGATAACAGCTCAGAGTCAACCACAGAAGGTTGGCATAGTTCTGCAAAATTACTAGCACAAGCAAAAGAAGCAGCATCTTTAGCACAACAAGGAAAGCTTGGCGGAGCACACGCTGGCGGTCACGGTATATCAGAATTAGAAATGGCTCAAGGAAAGACACCATCAAAGCTTGGTGGTCTCGGCGCTCTTGGCGCTCGTATTGCACGTGCCACTGAAGGCGAAGTCCCACTACCTTAAGGATTACTAAGTGTTAACTATTCCACAAGTTGTCTCACGTGTACAGGCGTTGCGTTATCGCAATACCTCCCGTGACATGCGTAACGGTGACGTCCAAATGGTACGTCAGGGTAAGATCTCACAGGTCTACCCTAACTTTTTCCCAGATGGTATTGACCAGAACGTAGTCGCCAACTTCATTGACGTTGTTGCACGTGACCTTGCGGAAATGATTGCACCACTGCCAGCTATCAACTGCTCGGCTGTTAACCAAACCTCAGACCGTGCTCGTACGTTTGCAGACAAGCGTACACGCATAGCTGCTAACTACTTCCGTCATTCAGAGATGGAAGTCAACATGTTCAATGGTGCTGACATGTTCGTTACATATGGATTCCTCCCCTTCATTATTGAATTGGACGAGGAAGCAAAGCTGCCACGCATACGCCTAGAAAATCCTGTCGGAGCTTATCCGGAATTTGATCGCTACGGACGTTGCATAGCCTTTGTCAAGCGTTACTCAATGACGCTAGGAGAACTGGTCGCACAGTTCCCCGATTTTGAACGCCAGATCCTTGGACCTGAGGGGTACAAGCAAGACCTTAATGGCATGATCGAAATGATCCGCTATTACGATAAAGATCAAAGCGTTCTTTANTTACCATCTCGTACGAACTTTGTACTCAGCCAAGCACCTAACCCACTGGGTAAGATGATGGTTGTTATTGCAAAGCGTCCAAGCCCTGATGGTGAGCTACGTGGGCAGTTTGATGATGTGCTAGGCATTCAGTTGCTACGCAACCGATTTGCTCTGATGGCTATGGAAGCCGCAGAGAAGTCCGTTCAAGCACCAATCGTTCTACCTAACGATGTACAAGAATTGCAGCTTGGTGGAGATGCGGTTATCCGCACAGCCAATCCAGCCGGTGTACGCCGTGTTGCTTTGGAAATCCCACAAGGTGCATTCAATGAACAACAAATCCTTAATGATGAATTACGTGTAGGTGCTCGTTACCCTGAATCACGTACAGGAAACATGAAGGCTTCTATTGTCACTGGTGCCGGAGTCGAAGCCCTAATGGGCGCCTTCGATAGCCAGATCAAATCTGCACAAGCGATCTTTACAACAGCGTTACGGGACGTCATTTCGCTTTGCTTCGAAGTAGATGAGAAGATATTCAATGTCGAGAAAACTNTTCGTGGTACCGATGCAGGTTCTCCTTATGCCATCACCTATACTCCATCGAAGGATATTAAGGGCGATTACTCAGCGGACGTGCGGTACGGCATGCTGGCTGGTCTCAACCCGGCGCAGGGATTAATCTTTATGCTTCAAGCCCTTGGCGGCAAACTAATCTCCAAGGACATGGCAATGAGAGAAATGCCTTTCAATGTCAACGTTACATTAGAACAAGAAAAAATTGAAACCGAAGACCTACGCTCATCATTGATGGGTGCTCTTCAAGCTTATACACAAGCCATTCCGCAAATGGCAGCACAGGGACAAGATCCATCAGAGATTATTCAAAGAATCGCTCAAGTTATTAAAGAGCGCCAACGTGGAAAAGTACTCGAAGATATTATCGAGGAAGTTTTCACACCTAAG